AATGCCCGCCTGTTCAAACAGACCGAGGTCGAAGCCGACCGGCTGTCGGTGTGGCTGCTCGCGGGCGCGGGTTATGATCCCGCTGCCGCCGCGCGCTTTTGGGAGCGTTTCGGCCAGCGCAAGGGACGCCCCCTGCTCCAGGCAAGCACGCACCCGAACTGGCGCAACCGCGTCGCGTCGCTGCAAGCCGAAGCGGCGGCCATCGCGGCAGCGCGCGCGGCGGGGCAGCCGCTGCATCCGCCGCTGATCGACGCACCGCCGCCCTTGGAATAAGTCCCTTCGCGTCCTATTTTGGCGACAATCCCTCCCCAACAAGGATCGACGCCCATGACCCAAGAGACCGCCATTTTTGCCGGAGGATGCTTCTGGTGCACCGAAGCGGTGTTCCAGTCGCTCGAGGGCGTCGAGGGCGTCGAGAGCGGTTATATTGGCGGCGCAGTTCCAAACCCGACCTACAAGCAGGTCTGCGGCGGCGACACCGGCCATGCAGAGGCGATCCGGATCACCTTCGACCCGGCGGTCATTTCCTATGACGATCTGCTCGACGTCCATTTCGCAACGCACGATCCGACGACGCTCAATCGTCAGGGCAACGACATCGGCACCCAATATCGCAGCGCGCTCTTCCCGCTCGATGCCGCGCAGGCCGACGCCGCGCGCGCCGGCATCGAACGCGCCGCCACGGATTGGCCAGCGCCGGTCGTGACCACGATCGAGAGCGCGTCGGACTGGTATCCGGCCGAAGATTATCATCAGGCCTATTGGGAGGGCGAAGGCCAGCGCAATCCCTATTGCATGGCGGTCATCCCGCCCAAGCTGGCTAAACTGCGCAAAGGATTCAGTGACCGTTTGCGTAACGCGTAGAATCGCGGCAGGTCATGCGGCCGCTGTTGTAATATGGCCGCATGACGTCACTTTTCATTGACTTTCCAATTGTTTTGACTAGCGGACGCGCCTTTGCTGGGGCAGGATGCCCCTGAAACGCAGTTGGGGGCGCTGCCAGGTGCTGGCATCATTGTTTCTCATCGGCGCGTTGGTCACGACGCCCCAGATGTCGGTTCAAGCCGCAAACCAGACCGCCGTCGAGGATGGTTCGGGCGGGATGACGCGCGCGGTCAACCGGATGGTGGGCGGCATCGTCAGCTATGCGCGCTGGCCCACCGGAGCGGCCGCGGCGCCCCGGACGATGTGCGTCGTCGGCACGCCGCGCCTGACCGATCGCATGGCGCCCGATGTTCCGGGGCCCGGCTCGGTGACGGTCCGCCGGGTGACCACCGCCACCGTTACCCCCGAGTGCGACATCCTCTTTCTCGGCAAAATGCCGGTCGCCGATCGGCGTCAGCTCATCGCCTGGGTACGCGGGCGCCCGATTCTGACGATCACCGACGATGACGCCGCCTGCATCTATGGCGCGATGTTTTGCCTGAGCAACAAGGCGGCGAGCATCAGCTTTTCGGTCAATATCGATGCGATCGGGCGCGGCCCGCTGCGCATCGATCCGCGGGTCCTGCGCATCGGCGGCGGCGAAGGGGGGGCAGCATGACCGGCCAGCCCGTCACCCCGCCGGTCGAACGGATCGGCGCGCGCACGACGCTGCAAAAACTGCTGTCGCGCTTTCATTTCGGTATCACGCTGTTCGCGGTCGCACTTTCGGGCCTGACCATCCTGCTCGCAGGGGTCACCGCGCTGCGCGGCTATGCCGACCGCAATATGGAACTGGCAGCACAGCTCGGCGCCTATGGCGTCGAACCCGCGCTGGTGTTCAACGATCCGCAAGCGGTCCGCGAAGGGCTCGAGCCGCTGACCCGAATTCCGGGCATTGCGCGGCTTCGCGTGCTCAACGACGTCGGCCGGCCGGTCACCGAATGGACTTCGCCGGTCGCCGACCCGGCGCCGACCCTCACCCGCATCTTCTTTCCTCGCCCCTTTGCGGTCACCGTCCAGCGCAACGGGTCGGCGATCGGCACGATCGAGGTGTGGGGCGATAGTTCGACGTTGATCGACTATGTCCGCTTGGGTCTTCTGGCGGGCCTCGGCTGCCTGCTCATCACCGCGTTCGGGACCATATTCCTCGCGCGGCGGTTCGAATATGAGCTGGTCAAACCGCTCAACGAGATTGCCACGGTCGCCCACGACGTGCGTCTGCACCGCCGCTTCGACAAGCGCGTCCAGCCGCTCGGCATCGCCGAGCTCGACCGGCTGGGCGGCGACATCAACTCCCTGCTCGACGAACTGCAAGGCTGGCAGGGCCATATGGAGAGCGAACGCGCCTTGCTCGCGCACCGGGCGTCGCACGACACGTTGACCGCGCTGCCCAACCGCGATGCCTTCGACGAGCAGCTCGCGCAGCGCATCGAGGCTGCGGCGGGACGCGGCGGCCGCTTCGCTCTGCTGTTCATCGATGCCGACAATTTCAAGGCAGCCAACGACAATTTCGGCCACGCCGCAGGGGACGCGGTGCTTGTCGCACTGTCGGCGCGGATTCAGGACGCGCTGCGCAAGAGCGATTTTGCCGCGCGCATCGGCGGCGACGAATTCATTGTCATCGTCGAGCTCGACGAGGAATTGCATCCCGACATGCTGGCGAACCGGATCCGCACCAGCGTCGCCGAACCCATCCTTTTACCCGGCGGCGAAACATATCGCGCAGCGGTCAGCGTCGGCGTGGCGACCTTCCCCGACAATGGCAGCGACGCGACCGCGCTGCTGACCGCCGCCGACGCCGCCATGTACGCCGACAAATTGACCAACCGTTCCAGACGATGACCAGCGGAGAGACGCCGTGACGTTTAATTTCCCCCGATCGATCCAGACTCTGTTCGTGATCGTCTTTGCCGCGCTGCTCGCCGCCTGCCAAAGCGTACCGCAGACGACCGGCTTCACGGCCGCACAGATTGCAGCGTTAAAGACCGAGGGGTTTGTCGAGGCCGGCACCGGCTGGGAGCTGACCTTCAACGAGCGGCTGCTCTTTGCTTCGAACGACGCGACGGTCCAACCCGACCTGCGCGTGCGCATCGCGGGACTCGCGCGCAACCTCCTTTCGGTGGGCATCACCACCGCGCGTGTCGAAGGACACAGCGATTCCACCGGCACATCGGCTTATAATCTGGCGCTATCGCAAGCACGCGCGCAGGCTGTCGCGATCCCGCTTCAGGCCGGCGGGATGCAGCTTTCTCCCGACCAGATTGTCGGCCGGGGCGAAGCGGTGCCGATGTCGAGCAACGACACCGTCGAAGGCCGTCAGGACAACCGGCGGGTGGTCGTGATCGTTACCCCGCAATAGCCTGCAAGCAGCGACTTCACCGCTCTTTTCTTGATCAAAGTTCACGGCTAGGCCTTCGTTTATGAAACCGATCCGCAAAGCCGTGTTCCCCGTCGCCGGTCTCGGCACCCGCTTCCTCCCCGCCACCAAGGCCATCCCCAAGGAAATGCTGCCCGTCGTCGACCGGCCGCTGATCCAATATGCGGTCGACGAGGCGCGTGAGGCGGGGATCGAGCAGATGATCTTCGTCACCGGCCGCGGCAAAAGCGCGATCGAGGATCATTTCGACGTCGCCTTCGAGCTCGAAAAGACGATGTCCGAACGCGGCAAGGATCTGTCGGTTCTGGGACCTACAAGGCTCGGCCCCGGCGCCTGCGCCTATGTCCGTCAACAGGAACCGCTCGGGCTGGGTCACGCGATCTGGTGCGCACGCGACATCGTCGGCGACGAGCCCTTCGCGATCTTCCTGCCCGACGAATTCATGCACGGGTCGCCCGGCTGCATGAAGCAGATGGTCGACGCCTATCAAAGGGTCGGCGGCAATCTGATCTCGGTCCTCGAAGTGCCGCACGAACAGGTGTCGAGCTATGGCGTCATCGCGCCGGGTGCGCGCGATGGCGCTTTGACCGAAGTGACCGGGCTTGTCGAAAAGCCGCCGGTCGCCGAGGCGCCGTCGAACCTGATCATTTCGGGCCGCTACATCCTGCAGCCCGAGGTGATGCGCGTGCTCGAACGCCAGGAAAAGGGCGCAGGCGGCGAAATCCAGCTGACCGATGCGATGGCGACGATGATCGGCAACCAGCCCTTCCACGCCGTGACCTTCGACGGCGCGCGCTATGACTGCGGATCGAAGGCCGGCTATATTCAGGCCAATCTGGCCGTCGCGCTCGCACGCCCCGACATGGCGGACGAGGTCCGCGCCTTTGCGGTCGACCTGCTCAAATAAAGGCGGCGGAGGCTTCGCGCCCCCGCCGCATCGGTGATCATTCGCCCTCGATATTCGGTTTGGGGAAGGTGTCCGCCCCCAGCGTCTTGTAAAGCAGGCCACCGATCGCCCCGCCGATCAGCGGTGCAAGCCAGAACAGCCAGAGTTGCTGGAGCGCAATGCCGCCGACGACCAGCGCCGGGCCGGTGCTGCGGGCCGGATTGACCGAAGTATTGGTCACCGGGATCGAGATCAGGTGGATCAAGGTCAGCGCAAGACCGATCGCGAGCGGCGCGAAACCGGCAGGCGCGCGGCCGTCGGTCGACCCCATGATGATCCAGAGGAATGCCGCGGTCAGAACGATCTCGATGATGAACGCCGACCAGATGTCGTAATGCCCCGGCGAGCCTGCATCGAAGCCATTGGCCGCGAGGCCGTTGGTCGCGAGATCATAGGCCGGATTGCCGCTGGCGACATAGAAGAGCAGGAATGCCGCAACGATTGCGCCGAGCACCTGCGCGACGACATAAAGCGGGATGTCGCGCGCATCGAAACGCCCGCCCGCCCACAATCCCACGGTTACCGCCGGATTGAGATGACAGCCCGAAATATGGCCGATCGCATAGGCCATGGTGACCACCGTCAAACCGAAAGCGAGCGAAACGCCGAGCAATCCGATGCCGACATCGGGGAACGCCGCAGCGAGAACTGCGCTGCCACAACCGCCGAACACAAGCCAGAATGTGCCGATAAACTCGGCCAGACCCTTTTGGATATTCGTCATGATGACCCTCCTCCCCGCCGGCGGCCTCTGACGCCTCCGGCGCGAAGATCATCCTATCAGCGCTGCGCCATCGGGCAACCCCTTGCGCAAGCGCCGCAAAATCAGGCGACGGCGACCGTTTCAACGAAATGCCGCGCGCGCTGATGCAGCGACAGCGCCGCCTCGGTCAGGCCAGCGGACAATTGGCCGAGCGCCTGCGCGCCATCGCCGACGGCGGTCGCACCATGTCCGATCTCGCGCACCCGCACGTCGATTTCGCGACCTGCGGACACCGCTTGCTCGACATAGCTCGCGATCATCAGCGTCGTCGCACTCTGTCCATCGACCGCGCGGTCGATCGCGTCGGAAAAGCCGTTGTTGGCGTCGATCGCCTTTTCGACCTCGACAAAACCCGCCGCGACCTGTTCGACGATGTCGCGGATCCGGTCGACATATTGGGTGATATCGCCCGCCGCGGAGCGCGTCTGGCTGGCGAGCGTCTTGACCTCCGACGCGACGACGGCAAAGCCGCGCCCGGCATCGCCTGCGCGCGCCGCCTCGATCCCCGCATTGAGCGCAAGCATATTGGTCCGGCTCGCCATGTCGATAATCAGCGCGAGCATCTGCTCGATCGACTGGCTCGCGGCCTTCAACGCGACCGAACGCTCGCTGGCCTGCTTTACCTTCCGATGCGCCTCGCCGCGCACGGTACGGGCGCGCGAACCGTCGTCGACGATCTTCGCCATCGTAGCAGCCAGCGCGTGACCGCGATCGCCCAGTTCGTGCAGCCCCGCCAGCGTTTGCGCCGTGGCACCTGCGACCGTCACCGCGTCGCGGCCGGTTTGCCGGGCACGTTCGGACAAGGTGCCCGCGACTATCTCGACCTTGCGCGCCATGTCGGACAGCGTCGCGGTGAGCGTGGTGATCTCCTGTTGGAACCGCCGTCCGGCATCATCGATGTGCGTCGTTCGCGCCGCGCGTTCCTGCGCCAGCTCGTCCTCGCGCAGCATTGCCAGCTTGGCGAGCTGGCCGCTATCGAGCGTTTCGACGAACCGCCCCGCGCGGACGAGAATAAGCTCCTGCTGCCCCGGCGACTGCGCCACGATGCGCAGCAGATCGGTCGTCGAGCGCGCCACGTCGGCGGTGGGGCAAGGCTCGATCATCGAGGCGATCGAGCCCCCGATCGTCGGATTCTGCATCAGCGAAAACCAGAAGGGACAGAAAAGCAATTCACGCACCCGCTGTTCGCGGATGATCCCCACCGGCCGGTCGTCGCCATCGACCACCGCGAGCGCGCGGAGTTGCGGATCGCCGCGGAACAGGTCGATGACCTGCGACATATGCGCGTCGGCGCCGATCGCGGACGCGTGGCCCGTCGATGGCGTAAAGGCATATCCCATGGCGTTCATCAATCTCTCTTCAGTCTGCGACCTTGTTCGCGACCCGACCTAGAGCGGCTTGGTAAACACGAATTTAACCATTTATTTCAGTGATGTGACACATTGGCCGTACGCGGCGCCGATCCGTCGCAATATCCTGTTCAGATCGCGGCCATTATGCGATGGGGCGCCATTGGCGAGGAGAAGGAAATGCGCGTTTTAATCTTGGCGGTAATAACTGCCCCCCTGCTCGCCGGCTGCATCAGCGCGGTCAAGACGGTCGTCACCGCACCCGTCAAAGCCGTCGGCCAGGTCGCCGACTGGTCGACGACGAGCCAGGACGAGTCCGACCGCAACCGCGGCCGCGAAATGCGCAAACGCGAGGAAGAGCTGGGCAAGCTGTCGCGCCAGCGCGACAAGGCAGCCGAAAAATGCCGCGACGGCAGCGAAGACCAATGCCAGCGCGCCGAAGTTCTCGAGCATGAAATCGAAGCCTTGATGGCCGCGCCGCGTTAAGCGACGCCGGCTACCTTACCCGCCGGCCCGTCCACACGACGCGGCCGACCAATTGCACCGACGCCATCGGCAAATCGTCCCAGCTGCGATAGTGCGGATTGTCGCTGATCACCGAAATCCGCCCTTGCCCCGGCGCGCGCGCGACGCGCTTCACCATCAGCACATCGTCCATGCGCAGCACATAGATGCCGTCGCGCAGCCGCGCTGCCGCATCGCCGCCGTCGACCAATATATCATCGCCATCGTCTAGCGTCGGCGCCATCGAATCGCCCTCGACGCGAATGATGCTGAGCGCACGCGGATCCGCGCCCAGATCGCGCAGCCATTTGGAGTCGAACGCGACCTCGCCCTCGACCGCCTCACCGTCGACGCTCGCACCCGCGCCCGCCGAGGCGCCGATCGCGAGCTTGGGCACGAGGATCATTCCGGGACCGCGCACCCGCGCCGGGGTCGCGACGCGCTGCACCGGCCCGCCCAGCATCGCTTCGGATACGCCCAGATAGGCGGCGATGCGTGCGCGATCCTGCTCGCCCAGCCGCCGCGGCGACCCGCGCTTGATATATTGCTGGATATAGGCGGGGTTGCGCCCGATCACCTGCGATATGCGCGCATAATCGAGCCCTCTCTCGGTCAAGAGGCGGTCGAGCGCGGCGCGCGGATCCTGATCGAAATCGGCCATAAGTCGCTGGGGGCTGGTCCTTCCTATTTCGTCTCTACCAAACGGATTTTTCCTAGACAAGTAGGAAAATGAGCATCAAATAGGAAATATCCTATCGGGTGAGTCGCCCGATTGCCGACATGATCAGGGAGGAAATATGGAACGCAGCCTGCTGCAACGGTGTGACCGGCCAATAATACCGTGACGGGATATGCGGGGACATCAGGGCATTCCAACGGGACCGAACCGGCCGAAATCTGGGATTTTCGCGGTTTCGATGTGAGATAATGAATTTTTGGCCGGGATGACGTGCATCGTAGCGAAATGTCACTTTCAAGCACCGTGAAAGGCGCAGAAACGCGTCGGCGCGTCACAGTTCTGCGGTTTTCAAACAGTGACGCGCAAATCGGCGGAAATCTGCGCCGCTGCGACCCATCTAATTTTTGGCCAGTGGGGCCGAACAGTGACGCGAACTGTGACGCGAAATCATCCGCTGCCGCTTCCTGAAATGACCAGCTCGCCGACGGCCTTCCCCGGCCCTTGTTGGGCGAGCGTGTAGGTCGTTTCGAGCTGCTCGAAATCGAACCTCTGGAAGATGGCGCGGACGTCCGGATGGTCGTTGATGCTGAGCAGGAACCGACCCTGAATGCCGGCAAGCTGATCGGCCATCGCCTCGAACTCTCGGCGCTCGAAAAGCGGCTGTCGATCGTCGCCGACATAGTCTTTTTCGGAGCCGTAGTAGGGCGGATCGAGATAGAAGAGCGTCCCCGGCCGGTCATAGCGGGCGATGAACTCCGCCCAAGGCAATCGCTCGATCGTCACCGACGCCAATCGCTCGTGCGCCGCTTCGAGTAGAGGAGCGAGCTTGGTGATGTCGAAACGCGCTGCCGTCGTCGGGGAGACGCCGAAGACTCGGCCAGCCACCTTGCCTCCGAACGACGCGCGCTGGAGATAGAGGAAGCGAGCGGCGCGTTCCAGATCGGTGAGCGTGGTCGGATCGGTGCGGAGGAGCTGCTCGAAGCCCAGCCGCGTCGTCAGCTGAAATCGAAGCATGTCCATGAACGCCACATAGTGCCGTTGCAGGATCCGAAAGAAGGTCGCGACGTCCGCCGACCAATCGTTGATCGCCTCGGCTTGCGGCCGCATGTCGCGGCGAAGAAAAATGCCGCCCATGCCGACGAATGGCTCCGCATAAGTGATGTGTGGGATCGCGTTGATCCGCTGCACGAGGCGCTTCGCCAGATTGCGTTTGCCACCGATGTATCCTGCGGCGGGACGGGTTGGCTCGACGGGCGAAAGCCCCTCGGCCGGAATGAAAGACGGACTCGACACAGTCAAAAGTGTTCCCTATTCGTTCCGCCGTCCGGTCGGACAGGCGGGGTGGTCCAGCTCTTCGTTTTCTAGAGCGGAACCGGTTAGGCCATGACGGGTGTCGTCCGTCGGATGAAGGGCGCGCCAACGCCCTTTCCCCCGCCTCTTCCGGCAGGAATTGAGAATTAACCGGCGCGGTGCTATATGGAGCACAGGACGCGCGTGACACGGTGAACCTTGCGGCCGTAGCACGCCAGCCGATGGGCTGACGAAGCGCCATGCGAGGGATGCAAGTCCTCGCCGCGCGTCCACCTTCACCGACGATCAAGAATGACCTCCGCGTCGCGCAGCAGGCGCGGTAATGACGCCTCGTTCTGCCGGCGTACGCTGACGACGAACAAGCCCTCGCCGCTCGCGGTGCGCTTCACGATCGCTACGACCCAAGAATCGCTTTCCTCGCGCGTCACGATCAGCACGTTGTCCCCATCGCGGGCAACGATGTCGGGGCGATCGCCGAGGCTGGGAAGCTGGCGATAGATGTCGGCCGGCAGCTCGCCGCGCTTGTGCATCTGCTTTGCCATCGTCTGTTCGGAAAGAACGGCGACGCGCGCTTTCGCCTCGATCGCGCCGGCCATCATGTCGTCAAGGATCATGACCGGGAATTGCGGGTCGGGCAGAGCAAGGAATTGATCGAAGGCGGGATCCGCGACCAGCTCGCGCAGCGTTTGCCGAGCTACACCTTCGAGGCCGGCGCCGATCGCCGACGACAGCGAGGCTGTCGCACGATCTGCGACGACTCGCAGATGAGCCGTGCCGGGATTGTATGCGAAGCCGGGCGCCACGCCCTCGGGCACCGCGACGATTTCGCCGGCTGCGGTGATGAAGTCGTGAAACGGCGGATCAGGCGCCTCGCTGACTTTCCATCCCTCACGCCGCATGCGGGCTTCGCTGACCTGTTCGACACGGCAATTGCAGCCCCAGCCGTTCGGCGGGAACATCCACTGCCACGCTGGATGGTCGACGGGCAGAATGATCCCGTGCCAGCTCTTGTGATTGAGGCGCGGGTGCTTGCGGAAATGGTCCGAGCGATAGCGGAGATAGGGGAACAGCGCCTTTTCGCGCTGATATTTGCGCCAGCGGCCCGCCGCCATGCTCATCCGGATATTGGTCCGATAGATGGTGCGCAGGCGGCGCTCGTTGACGACGACGGGTTCGGCCGTCCCGGTCAACGCCTCGTCTTGCACGACGCCCCACCAGCCGTGCTTCCGCAGCTCGGGCAGCAAATTTGCCTGCCACTGCTCGAACGTGCCGCCGTTGCGAATGACGTCGTCGAGCGACCTATAGACCGACGTCAGGAGATCGATCTTGGCGATCTTCGCGACCGTGAAATGGGCCGCGTGCTCTTCCTGCCATGTGTCGGTCCAATGCTCCGAGAAGCGAAACTCCGAGCGCTCGGCCCATACGGCGAGAATATCGCCGGGGTCCATGAAGATGGTGTCGCGGAGGGCGGGCGCCGTCATGCGGGCAATGCCAGCTGATCAGCCCGTGCGCCTACGCCCATATGTAGGTCGACATTGTTGCCCGCTGAGAGGCCGCGAAGATAGTCCTCCTCGGCCTTCAGCTTCGAGACGCGAGCATCGCTGGCGACCAGTCCAGGATGACGTTCGGCCAAATATCGATCGACCAGTCCGTCCGGCGCCGGAGCAGAATATAGCGCCTCGATCTTCACATAGACCGCGATCGCCCAGCCCTCGCAGAAGACATCGGCCCGCGCTCGCTTTCGGGCGAGCGTTGCGCGTTTGAGCTTGGTCGCGATGTAATGAGTGCGCTGCGCCTTCAATGTCCGATGCAACACCGAATAGGCATAGTTTGCAATCTCGGCCTTTGGCGCTCGACCGATGAAGGTTCGAACGCCACCACCATAAAAGGACATAACGCCGAGAGCGCGCTCAACGGTCAGAGCGAGAGCGTTTTCCCACATAGAGGGGGTGGCCGCGCGGGATGCGCGGGTGGAAGCTTCTTCGACCTCCGCCAAGGCAACGTCACCGTCATCGATGCCGTAGGCGTCCATCATCGCGCGCGCCTTTGCGAGCGCGCTCGCCGCCTCGTGCTCGGTTGAGCCATTCGCCAAGGCGAGCAGCTTACGGATCTTGTCGACAACAGCGCGATTGTCAGACATCGTCGCTGTCCCCGGCATCGAGGGCGGCAGCGAGACCGGCGGCTTCAAGGTCGGCGGCGATCGGCGCGGTGTCGCCGGGGCCGACGTCGAGCGCGGCGAGCAGATCGGCGGGCGAGCGGGCGGCCCGGATGGCGCCGAGCATCGGTTCGGTAAGGGCGCGGACGGCGCGATAGCCGTCCTCGGCGATCAGATCGTCAACGAGCCGGTCGGTATCACTGTCGGGGACATCGGGCTTTTCGGCGAAGCTGGCCTCGCGGATTTCCTTTTCCCATTCCGACTGGATCGGCTCGAAAACCTCGGGGCCGAAACGCAGCTCGCCGCGAAATGGCGTCACCTTCTTCAGGTCGACGTCGCCGGGCCAATAAGTGAAGGTGATGTGCGGCAGATAGTCGGGATAATCCCAGCTACAGCCGGCGTCGCGCATCTCCCGATTGCGCTGGTTGAGGTGGCCCGAGAAGAAGTGAAGCGCGACAGCACCGTCCGCGCCGATGCGGTCGACCAGACGCGGGCCGCCGAAGGGAACAAGATGCTCAGTCGTGTCCGGTCCCCAGCCCCAAAAGCCGCCCATCTTCATCCAGTTCACAGGGCGGCTTGAATACATGACGGTGACGTGCAGATCCTCGGGCCGCATCAATTCGGCGAAGCCTTCCTCGCGCGCCCAAGCGAGCAGCTCGGCCGCGCTCTCGGCGGTCAATGGGCGGTAGACGTAGAGAGAGCGCGGATCGTCGGCTGCGAAGCTGACGCGCCTGTCATTGACGTTGGGATCTACGTCATTGTCGTTGGCGCCGCGATCGCCGTCAGGATCGTCTACGTCGGCCTTGTCGCCATCGTTGGGATTGGGCGTCGCGGCCTTGCGGACATAGCCGTCGCCGTAGGTGTCGCGGAAGCTTTCTTCGGTGCGCGTCCAGCCGATGCGATCGAGGATTTCATCGGTTTCGGCCTGCGCCTTGGTGTCGGTTTCCTGCTCGACGGGCCGCGAGACGATCGGGCTGGCGACATCCTCGCCATAGTTGATGTCGGTCCACCAGCGAGGGACTTCGGACGTGAAGCTGTCGCAAAAGAGGTCCGAGTCCGATTTGACCACCTCGAACTTGACGTCCTGATGTACCTCGGCCTGACTTTGGCTCGACCCATCCTGCGACGTCATCGTCTGCGACAAGATGATCGTGACGATCGCCTCGTCCATGTAGCGGCAGAGCTGCTCGTAATTGCCGGTTCCCGATCGGGCGGCTTCGAGCAGTACGATCTCCATCCCCTGCGGCACCGTGATGCCGCTGTCGGTCGCGATCGCCTGAAGCGCAGCTAGCAAGCGCGCCTGCTCGGATTTGGGCGTGCCGGGACGATATTTGCCGACGGCGGTCGGCGAGCCGAATTTGTCGAGGAACGTGTTCCAAAAGCCGATGCCGTTGCGCTTGAACAGCACGGGCCAATAGAGCCACTCGGCGAGGCCGCGCCCGTAAGGTTCGTCGTCGTTCGACCCGCCCGACTTGAATACCCAGAATTTGCGGTCGGGCATCGCCTCTCCGAGACCACCGACCGATGTCAGCAGCCGGAGGCGATTTTGCGGATCGTAACGAAAGCGACGCGCGTGCCGGACCTTGATACGATCGATGTCGATCAGGCCGCCGCGCGCCTTCCACACCAGCTCCGCGACAGCATAGCCGTTGAAGATGCCATAGAGCATCTTGTCGGTGATGCGGTCCCATCCAATGCGGTCCATCGTCGCCGAGAATTTGTCAGCGGCCTCGACCGATCGCGGATCGTCCTTGTCGCCGGGCAGCACGGACCAAGTATGTTTGACGACGGCCAGCCGGCGCTGCTGGAACGCCGACTTGACCTTGTCGTCCTGATAGATGCGGTCGTAGACACCCCAGTCGACAGCGCCATTCAGGCGCGGATCGCGCGGTTGCTGAAGGCCCGAAACCCAAGGCTGGGTAATATCGCGGCCGTCGGCAGTGGTCGCGATCTCGGCCTGAAGCTCGGGCGGGACTTTGCTCTTGGTCGATGCGCGGGTGCGCGTGCGGGTTGGAGCCTTCATAGCCCATATCCTCCATTGCTGACGCGTCGGACGGTGCCGAAGCCATTTTCGGTGGTTTCAAAATCGCCGGTGTCGCTGGTGCGCTCGCCGCCGCTCATGAATTCGATCGGGCCGATGTCTTCCTCGGCGGCCGCGACCAGATGCATGCCGGCGATCGCGGTGTCGCCGTGGCGCTTCGCCTTTTTGCCATCCTCCTTGCTGGTCTTTGGACCATCGGGGATTTTCGGGATGCCGCGGACTTCCTTGATCATGCGCATGTCGTCGAGGACAGCCTCGTCGAGCGGCAGCAGGAACGTCTGATCGGTGATGCCGGATTTCAGCAGCGGCATGTATTTGAGATAGACCTTGTCGGTCGCGGACACCGCCTCGATCCGGTCAAAGCCGAATTTCTGCTGCATCTTTTCGGCCAAGGCCGAGCCGTTGCCCCGTCCCTCCAGTTTCGCGCAGGCGAAGAGCGGGACACGCCAGAACAGCGTCTCGACGATATACTCCTGATCGGAGAAGGGGACGTTGCGCATCTCCAGCGTGAGCCGGGTGACAAGGTTCGTAAATTCGTCGTGCTGGCCGAACATGATCGGTGATACGTCGCCGCTGCGCGCGAAATCCTGCCCCGCGTAGGTGCGGCGCGTGGGATCGAAGCTATCGATCCAAGGATATACCTCCGCCTCTAGGAAGTCGTTGATCCACCCGCGACGCTCCTCTTCCTCGAGCTTTTCGAAATCCTTGGGGCAAGCCATGCGAACGACAGGCAGATCGGCACGCATTGCCCGCTTGATTGTGGCGCGCGCGAGGTAGGTTCCGCTGCCGTGGGCGGGAATGACGTCCAGCTCCTCGTCGGCCGCGTCACCATAGATCGAGCGAAGTTCGGCTTCCCACGCCTCCTCGGCCGCCTTGCTCCATTCTTTGCCGCCGACAAGGCAGATGCGCTTGTAGAGGCCGGCTGCGATCGCGTCCTTGATCGTGATCCGATGGACTTTGCCGCCGCGCTTCTTGCCGCGAATGTCCTCGATCAATGTGTTGAAGAAGTTGTCGACGCCGTCATGGGTCGAGATGACGATAACCTTTCCGCCCCACATCAGGGTGGCGAGGATGGCCTTGACCAGCTCTTCCAGATTGTCGTGGAAGGCCGCTTCATCGACGATGAATATGCCTTGCTTACCGCGCACCGATCGCGGGCTCGACGGCAACGCGACGATGCTCTTGCCCGACGGGAAGTCGATACGAAATGTCTTGATCGACTTGCCGGCATCGCCCTTGATGAGGAAGCCGCCCTTCGCCTCGCGGACTACCTGTTCGGGATGGTAGTGCTCGTCCAATGCGTCGACGATGACGTCGCCCTTGGTGTCGAGATAGCTGCCGTCGAAACGACGCTGGACGAGCTCGACGTCATCATCATCAGGAAGGGAGACCGAAATTTCCTCGAACGCCGTCGCGAAGTCGGCGCAATAGCCGATGAATTCGCGCGCCATGTCGAGGTTGTAGCCGATGTAGTAGACGTTCTGCGCGCCACGCGATGCCGAAGCCTTGAGCACTGCATAGGGCGAAAAGCCGTAGGTCAGGCCGATACGGCGCGACTTTTCGAACAGCGTGAACTGGTTTTCGTCCGCGATCTGCGCACTCTCCGATTGGTAGGAGAGCAGAATTCCCGGCGCTTCGGTGGCAGCGGTCATCGGCGCCGCCTTTTGACGTTGCGGCGCACCTGCGGAAGCGGGCGGACCGTCGCCGTGGCGTCAAACCAAGGCATGGTGCCGGCGACGATGGCATCGATCAGGCCGCGACCGATCCGCAGGCCAGCAACGCCGTCGAGGCTGATCAGGTCGACGTGCGGCGTCGCATGGCTGGTGCGGCGCCCGCGACGGTGATTGGACAGGCGCATGATCCAGCGCCGGCCACACGCCTCGGTCATCACGAGATAGATGCTGCCCGAGATCCGCACGCGGCTGCGTTCGAGCTTCTCGATCGTCAGCCCGCACGACATCGCATAGTCGCGCAGCGCGACCGCGAGCTGCAATGGCGCGGGCGCGGAAACCCCGTCTTCGAGGCGTCGGCCCGCGAAGCGCAGAAACGGCTCGGGTTTCGCCGCCGAAGTGGTCACGCGGCCTTTTCCGGCATGCCGAGGATGCGGCGCTTGATGAAGTCGGCCTGCGCATCGCCTGCGCCCGCTTCCTTCATCGCCTGGACGGCAGCGTCTGCTGCGCGCAGCCGCTCGCTGGCGCGGATTTCTTCCTGAAAGGCCCGCTTGTCGCGCATGGCGCTGATGACGCCGCGCAGCGAGTTGACGGTCTTCTGAACCTTCGCGGCGTCCGGCAGCTCTTCATCGTCGCCCATTGCGTCGAACTGGCGGAGAACTTCGCGTTGAGCTTGGTGCAGCGCGACATCGACGAGGCCAGTATCGACCCCGTCTGGCAGATGTTTCTGCATCGCCGCGCGCACGGCCTTATCGCGAATGATGGCTTCAACCATCGGGCGGTAGGTGCGCGCGTATCGGCCCACGGCCGACCGCGAGAGCCCATACTCCGTCACCGCCTCATGAACCTCGTCGATGGTGCAGCCTTCGGCGAGCAGCTTTTCGACGGCTAGTTTGGCAGCCGGGTTGCGATCGATAGAGGAACGGGGCGCCACGTCATTCGCCCGTCTTGTGACGACTGACGCCTTCGAACCGCAGGCGGCCCATGGCGGTATCGCGGCCATCGCTGGTCGAGGCGATTACGAGCATGGCCGGCGTCTCGGTCAGCTTCACCAGCCCCTTGTCGGCGAGCCAGCGGATTTCCTCCGCAACGTCCGATCGCGCGATGCGGTGGCCGATCTCGTTGAGAAGGATCGTGGCGGTATCGTCATCGATCTCGCCGCCGACATCATGGATCAGATCGAGGATGGCGCGTCGGATCGTCGGCGCGAGCGCAGCGTGGATCATCGGCGTGCCTCCGGCATTGCGAGGGCTTGTATCCAGTCCCCCTGCGTCTTTTGCGTGCGAGTTACCGCCTCGATCCCGGCTTCAAGCCGGCTGAGACGCTCGACGACGTCGCCAATGCGGTCGATTACCTGCGAGCGGGTGGGCTCTTCTTCATGGGCGCGCTCCAGCGCCTCAAGCCGAACTTCGAACACTTTGAAGTCGGATTGAAGGAGAACGACATCTCCAACCGCCTTGTTGAACGACGTCAGGTCAGGAAATTTGGTGCGGAGCCAGAGCAGGCCGATACCAAGAAGGATCGGCAGCGCGAATACGGCAAGCGGCCAGAAAGCCATGACCTTTGCCAAAGTTGAACCCATGTGAAACCCCAATGCAGATGCAAAACAGGGCGCCTTTCAGGCGCCGCGCGTGGGGTTCACATTGTCAGAGACGGGGGCTGGGAGCGGGCAGCCGCCAACGGCTTATGCGGCGATACCGGCGATTTCGAGCAGGTCGGTCTCGGACAGATTGCGGCTTGCGCCGCCCGGCCACGTCGCGAGATAGACGAGAGGTTGGGTCGGGATCAAGCGGCGACACGGTTCGACGTAAATCCCGCGAGCGAACAGGATCGCGGCCGCCTGATAGGTCGGATCGATGATCTCCATCGCGTCATGCGACAGAAATTCGGCTAGCGCGGCGCCCTCGCGCGCTTTCAGCGCTGCCCACAGCTTCCGCGCGAGCTGCTTGCCGATGATCGCGTCGGGCTGGTCGGCCGACGACTGCATCGACCGGGCGAGCGCGATGGTCTCGGCGCCGGGTAGCGCGGGGCGTTTCATTCGGCCGCGTCGGCCTGCGGAAACATCTCGATTTGGCGGGGATCGTGGCGCGACCGCTTGGGGACATATGGCGCGACCTCCTCGCCCTCGTCAGTCTTGTTGACGAGGTAGCCGAGATAGCTGCGGGACGTTTTCAGGATCGGCGCCCCCTCGGCGATCGTCATTTTACGCGCGCGGATCGCAGCGATGATGCCGCCCCGGCGCGCTTCATTGAGCGCGGCGCGGCCCACGGGCACCCACAGCTTGTTGCCGCCGTAGATCCGCGACATAATCGCAGCGCCTTCGTCGCCGATGACCGATGCCATGCGATTGTTCGCGGGATCGCTGGGGATGTCGATTTGCTGCCCGCCCAAGGCGTCGATGATCTGGAGCGTACGGAAGGCGCCAATATGCGCTTCCATTTCGCGCATTTGGTCGGTCCATTTGTTCGTGACGCGGACATCGGTCGGGATCGGCAGTTCATCGATCGTACAGGGGCGATCTAGTTTCACCGGGGCGCCTCCGGCAGCGGGCAATGCTTCGGCTTCGCCGCTTGCTTCGCACGGATCTGCTCGACCTTGGTCCAGATACGTTGCAACTCGGCCCAGCCGGCCTCGTGCATGTCGAGGCCGTTAGCGAGGCACAGCGCGGCAAGGGTCACCATAACGCCGCCGGCTTCCTGCGGCGGGTGACCGACCGGGCGGCCGAAGACATAGTCAACGAGCTGGTGAGCCTCGGACGCGGTGCAGCCACACGCCTGCACGAGTTCGAGCGCCTCTTCGAGGAAGCGATGGTTGCGCTCTTCACGATCGCCAGCGATCTCTGGGCCGAAACAGGCGAGGAGCCACGGTTCGACCTGCGACTGAAAGGCGCCGTTTTTGTCGCTCACAGCCGTTGCTCCTTCGCGAGATGCGTCCGGTATTTCTTGCCGAGGGCGCGCAGGCCTTCGTCCAGTTCGGAGGCGGAGAAGGTCCATTGCTTCGGCGTCCGCCGTCCGACGCACGCGCCGATCCATTCGTAGAGCGCGAGGCGGTTCATCAGGCCGGCGCGATCGAGGCGGAGGGCGAGCTGATCGAGCACGGCATGCCGGTCGGCCTCGGCCCGCGAAAAGGCTGTGCCCGCCGCCGTGATCGCACCGGTGGCGACGACGCCGTCGAGCTGCTCGGCCGACCACCACATGACGCCTTCGCGTTCGAGCCAGCCCTTGAGCCCTTCGATCACCGGCGATGCCGTGCGATGGTCGAGGAAATTGATGTGCTGGATATGTGCCTGCCGCTTGATGAAGGCATTCAATGCCTCATCATCGACCCGCTCGATCGCGCCGATCCAGTAGAGCGACCACCATAGCGCGCGGATCTTGCCGACATGCGGGCGCTGATTGCTCGGCCCCTTCCAGCCGCGGTTAAAATGATTGCGCAGCTTCGTGAGCTCGGCGGCGGTCATGGCTTTCATCGAGTCCTTGCCGATGATGCGCTTTTGAACGGCACGACGGGTTTCCTCGTCGACGCCCTGACGGCTGCAGGCGGCCATGATCGCGCGCATCAGCTTCGCTTCCGGCGTGTCGGCGGGAGCTCGGCGGCGCGGTGCGGTGCGGGCGGTCACTTGCGCGCTCCCCCGCTGGCGGCGCGTCCAGTACCACGCGGAGCTTCCGCCTTCTGTTCGGCTTCGATCGTCTGGAGCTGGTGGACGATGTCGCCAAGCTCCCAATGGCCGGTGACTTCGATCTCGATCCGGACAATGGCCTTGCCGCCGGCTCCGCTGGTCGCGGTGGCGGAATATTTCTTCAGCCGCGCACGCGAGCTGTCGAAGCCGATGATGCGCGACGTCATTGTACCGTCCCCCACACAAAGCGCGGCGTGCTGGCGGTGCCGTTCGGCAGATCACCGTCGCGGCGGAAACCAAGGATGCGAAGCTGGCGCGCAACTTCGGGCGCGGTGACGGCGAGCGCTGCGTTGGCCAGATCGATCATCACGTCGGCAAGGCCGACCTCGATCTTGCCGCGCGTGACGCGCTGCACCGCCAGTTTGAATTGAAGGTCGCTCATTTGCACCACCCTTCGATGAAGAGGACGAGGTGCTCGCGGAACGTCACGAGGAGATCGCGTTCCTCGGCGATCAGGAAGGGCGCCGGCCCCTCGATGTCGATCACCTTCAGCATGGCATCGGCGAGCTTGCCGATAACCTCGTCGGAGAAAGGAATGTTGTCGCTGTAGCTGCCCTCGCGGGCGAAGCGCAGCAGCTCGGCCGCCGCCTCCGAAACGGACCATGCGGCGACGATCGCCGCTTCATCGGGAAGGAGCGATGTCATCGGCCGCTCTCCCGGTTGCGCCGGTCAAGCTCTGCCTTGAGCGCAGCGGTCGGGACGTCGGCCAGCGGCGAGGTATTGAGCGCGATGCCGCGATAGGCCCGATCACGGCGGACCAGATAGCCTTGCTTGATCAAGCTTTGGATGCGGCGCGCGATCCCGGACTTGGTCTTACAGCCAACGGCGTCGGCCATCTCCTGATAAGTCGGGGACATCGAGGTCGCGTTGATCCGCTCGGTGATGAATTCGAGCAGCTTCTTTTCGTCAGGAGTCATGAAATCACCTCATATTCAGCGATGTCGTAGGGGTGCCCCGTGCGGGTCCAGCGGCAGCCATTTCGGCCGTCGGCGGCCCAACCTCGGGGCGACATTGGGGAAACTGGATCCCGGCCACAGACCGAGCCGTTAGCCAGGCGCACGATGACGCGCTTGCCGATGGCTTCCTCGGGGCAATGGCCGGGGTTCGGCGTCACAGCGGCAACTCCGGCTCGATCTCGATCGTGACGGTCGGGCTGCGAGAGATTTCGCGGGCTATGCCGAGCAGCACGTTGGCAAGCTGGTTGAACTCGGGATCCTTGGCGAAGTGCTCGCGCCCATTCTCATAGGAGTGCCAGAGCGACGTGTGGTCGGCGCGACCCATCGCGCGGGCGATTTGCGGGAAGGACTTTTCCAGCACGTCGCGCGCGGCCAACGCATAAGCCTGCCGCAACCGGACGAGCGGTTTGCACCGGCTCGGTCCGACGAGCGCCTCCGCCGTCACCCCGCCGACCGCTGCCGTCGCGTTCACGAGCTGCGGCAGCCACGGCTTGAAGCGGTCGACGCGGATAGTGACGGTTTCGACTATTGCATGGTCGGCCATACTTCGGCCTCCAGCTGCGCGTCGGCCGCGACCGGCGACACGGCGGTAAGATGATCGGCGAGCTGCCCGCAGAATTCGTCGAGCACGGACGCGTGAAGCGCCCCAACCATGACGCAGCCCTTTTCGTCTGCGATCGCGACGTTGAGCTGCCCGTCAACGATGGCAAAGCCGATGCCGCCGTTGCGTGGCGCGCCACCCGTGGCAGCGGTGAGCATGGTGCTGGCGGGCACGAGAGTGTAGCGGTTGCTCACGACAGCACCGCCTGCGGACGAGCCGCTACGTTGGCGATGAACGCGGCGACCTCGTCGGGCGACGCTTCGTTTTCGCCCAGCTCTGTTGCGCCGGTGCCCCAGCGTCCGCTCGGGCAGGCCGCAAGCGAAGCCATTGCGAACTCGCAGCGGTTCTTCGCTTCCATGCGAAGAACGATGGATACAGCCCATCCATTGTCGAAGTTGAGCCGCAAGCGAGGCGCAAATGTTTCGGGGCAAACGTCAGCTTCAAATCGTTTTGTCATGGGTTTTCACCTCGGCTGCATTGAAGATGTCGGAGAGGAAGGCGGCGATTTCGTCGGCGTTCGCGGGGCCGCCGCCCGCGACGCGGCACAAGCCGAAACGGGGCTCTTCCTCGTGGCTCGCCCATGCGGCGAGCACGGCCGTCCCGTCGGCATTCGGCGCGACCGATGCGGTCCAGCCGTTGTCGAAGCGGAAGAGGATCTGCGTCTCTCCGGCGCTGGCGCCGCGCACGCGGATCACGACTGCACCTCGGCGATCGCGGGCGCGGTCGTATCGACGATCGCCGGATCGGGAACTTTCGGCGCCGCACGATCAATGAAGAATTCGTCGCCCTGCGCGGTGGTAAAGCCCGCCGCGATGATGCGCTCGTGGATCGGGCCGACGGCCGTGCTGCCGAGCATTTTGACGATTGCCTTCTTCTCCAGCGACACTTTCTTGCGGAGCAGGCAGGCAGCGCCGGGGAAGTCGCGGACAATCGCCTCGATCAGCGGGACCGCGTCTTCATCCTTCTTGATGCCCTTCGGCCGCTTCAGCCGGAGCGTCGTCATGCGAAGGCCGATCTTGGCGCCGGCCAGCTCGATCGACTTCTTGCCCTTCGCCATTTCGTCGCCAGCGACGGCCCACCAAGCGCGGAGCTGATGAAACAGATCCTCCAGTTCGACCTGAAGCGGGGCGATCAGTTTGTCGCGTTCGGCCTCGATCCGGGCGATCGCTATGTCGGCGTCCTGTTCAGACTGTCCGATGGTATGCTCG